CAATATCCTTTTGACAAGGATAAGATTCATTTCTTCAATTTAAAAGATTGGAAAGAAGGCACATACATCGAAGATGTGATTTTCAATAATGATGTTCATATTACAGGACCATGTATTGTTGCAGGTAAAGATATGTGGCCTATATTAGAACAGTTGGTTCACCATAATGTTGGTGAGTTACTCAAAAATAATTTAATAGATGACGACCAAACTTTATTGTTAATGTCATATCTACAAAAACCAGAATTGTTTGAACTACATAAAGTTTCTATTGATGATTGGTTTGTTGCTTTTAAGGAATTTAGTGAATGAAAATATATGTTAATGGTACAGCCAATCTTGGTGATTTTTTAAATGCTATGCCTGTATTGTCTGGTGTTAGTAAAGATGTTGGCAAATTTGACCTTGTAATTAAAAGTGAGATGCGTAAATTTAATGGCATCAAAGAATTTTTACTTTATCAAGATTTATTTACTGATGTTTCTTTTGATGACGAATTGTTTATATATGGAGATATCGTTAATTTAAGTTCGTGGCCAATCAGAGAAGATAAAGAAGATCCAGATAGGCCAACAGAAACCTGTCGTTATGAAAATTGGTTGAATGACAAATACAGAATGTTATTTAAAGTTGATGATGATTTCACAGTAAAAACACCAGAGTATGATATTGCTGTGAAAGACACATATTATGTTGGTGATAGATGGTCGGTTGGCAATATTGACACTCGCAGAGAAACTCATGTATTATCACATCTAAAAGATTGTGAATTTATTGATTTCAAGCGACCAATGTTGGAAAATGCTTACATTATTAAAAATCTAAAAAAACCTTTTATCACAAACTTTACTGGTGTTGGTATGTTAGCTGACCTATGTAATGTTTCACTATATTGTGTTTGGAAAGCAGAAGATTGGAAACCAGAGTTTCGTGTAGGTGATAATGTATCTTGGGACGATGGAAAAGATATCAATAAAGTATTTGAAAAACATTTCTATCTCAATCGCAAAGCAAAATTGGTTCACGCAAACGAACTACAAAAATTATTATGATTATCAATATTGAACCAGGAACCTTTGGCACAGTCCGAAATGGTGATATGCTTGGTGTTGCTAATGTATTAGAACACATACGAAAAATCAACAATGACCCAATGATTCAGTTTCATTTGAAACCTGGAAATGTTAGCTCTGACACACATTGCCAAACATTCTATGAGATAATGTTGAAGATGACTAACTATTTTTCAACAGAATCGGGTGAACAATCATTGCCTTGGAGAAAAGTTAATGTTTGGGATTTCAGAGATATATCTGGTGATTTGGTAAAAATACCAAACAATGCTTCAATGGAAAAAAAGATTGCTATATTTCCATTGTTTGATGCACCATACAATCAATGGCGTAACTGGCCAAAGAATGTATATGAACAGATTATTGCCAAATATTCTACCGAAGAATATAAAGATTATGAAAAAGTAATCTGCAAAAAAGGTGAACCTACCGAAAGTTGCCCATTTGAGGGCTGGCGATATTCTACCAATTTTGTTCAGAATTATTACCACATTACCACATCCGAAATCTTTGTGGGTGGTGATACTGGTTCTAGCCACTTTGCATGGGCTCTTGACAGAGGACCTAAAGACCTGTTATACTATGGATCCAGTAGAGGATTAGTTCATACTTTACCATTTTATTTGATGGAGGGTAAAGGTAGAATGACAAATTACTGGCTAGACTTTGAAGGTACCAAATGGAATTAAAATCCAACAATTTTGGGTCGTATATATCTAACCCAATAATTTAATCGTTGGAAACGGTTTGTACCATAAAGGTTGAGAAGTTGTATAAATAAGCAAACCGGCAACCAAAGTGTGTTGCATATCTAGTAAGGAAATCAATGTTATCATTTAAGTCATTCTTAACGGAAGAATCTGAACAAGGTTCTGAACTTAAACACATTCACCATGCGGAAGATAGGCCTTTGATGCACGGTCATGCTGGTTTTGAACACGCTCATGCAGCTTTGATGAAGGCTCATGAACATATGACTGGCGGCCACAAGAGCACCAATTTAACAATGAAATATGATGGTTCTCCATCAATTGTTTTTGGTCACCATCCTAAGAATAATAAATTCTTTGTTGCAACCAAATCAGCATTTAATAAAAATCCAAAAATCAATCATACAGAAGCAGACATTGATAAAAATCATGGTCATGCTCCTGGTCTGGCAAAGACACTCAAACACGCATTAAAACATTTACCAAAAGTAACACCAAAAGAAGGTGTATTCCAAGGTGACCTGATGCATCATGCTGACACAAAGCATTTACATGAAGGTTATATCGTAGAAGCCAAAGGTGATGTTTCTTTTACTCCAAACACAATCACCTATACTGCTAAAGGTAAAGAAGCAGAAAAAGTAAAAAGGTCTAAGGTTGGTGTTGTGGTTCATACACAATACAGCCACGACTTAAAACATAATACACCTCATGTAGACATGAGTAAGTTCAAAGAACATCCAGATGTTCATATTCATGGTGCAGAACACGACACCAGTAAAGTTAAACATTCAGCTGAGAATGAGAAACATTTTCAGAAACATATGGCTGCAGCCAAAGAAATCCACGATACACATGGCCACAAGATGTATGATGCCGTTCATCCAAAACATAGTGGAGAAGCTGGCCACCTATCAACATACATAAACAAAACAGTAAGGCATGATGAAGTTCCAAGTGTTAAGGGATTTAAAGAACATCTACATGATGTTCATGCAAAACAGGCCGCTAAAGTTACTACCGAAAAGTCTAAATCTGAAAAGACTAAAGAAGGTGCATCACAGATTGCTCATGTAGAAAAACACAAAGCACATTATGGAAATTTGTTATCTATGCATCATCATTTACACCAAGCCAAAAATGCTTTGGTTAAATCATTAGAAACACATGAAGGGCATTACCAACACCACATTGAAGGTAAAAAGTCCAAACCTGAAGGTTTCGTAGTTCATCATGACAATCAACCAACCAAATTGGTTAATCGTGCTGAGTTTGCTAAACAAAATTTGTTAAAGGTTAGAAAATAAAATGTCATTACAATTACACATTTATCGTCAAAGAGCAGGTTTACTTGAAGAAGATAAAAAAGCTCTAACACAAAAAATTAAAGATTTTATTGAATATTTAAAACATCATGATGATGACGAAGATGTTAAAAAAATACACGATGAGGACGAAGAAGATTTTAATCCTGATGAAGATGAAGAAGAAAAAAAACTCCGTGAAGAATTTTTACAAAGTTTAACGGAAGAAGAAAAACAAGCTAAATTGGGTTCTAATGCTAAGGGTGTTTTACACGAATTGTTGGTTGGTAAGCATCTTAACGGCGGAAAACATATGGAGAAACATCCGGATAAAGAAGGTTTATCTCCAAAAGAAGCTCATGATAAAATTAAAAAAGTTTTACATCCACACGAATATAAAAGACTAGAAACAAAAGCCAAGAGTGCAGCCGAGAACATAAAAAAACACATTGAAAAATCTGGTCATAAAATCTCCCATGTTCATTGGACATCACAACCAGGTGACACAAAACGTTCAACAGGTATAGAAGCTTCACAAAAAGAAGATGCTTCCGACATTGTTGTTCATAGTCACAAAGGCAATAAAAAGAAATTTCATGGTGTAAGTTTAAAAGTTACAGATGGAAAAAATAAACATATAACAGCTTCAAACCCAGGCATGGAAGCCACACATGGCGGACATCACATTATTGATAAACATAGAGAAGAACTTTTAAAAGCTCATCCAAAATTAGTTGGTGTAAAGAGTCCAGAAAAAAGAAAAGAAATGATGAGAAATGATCCTAAAATGAAACAGGATATTGTAAGTAGAAATCACAAAGCAGTGGTTGATTTAGCTGCTCATGTTCACAAACAGTTAAAAAGTAAATCAAAAGAAGATTTGGTACACCATATTAAAACTCATGTTTTACAATCAAATAAAACTCCTATGCAACACCATGGCCATGAACACATAAGACATACAACATATGTTTCTGGTAAAAAAGAAGGTTCTGTGGACTTACATCATGCAATTAATCCAAGTGAACATTGGAACCATATATTACATGACCACAAAAACATTACAACTCAGCACGCTGGTGGAAATGTTCATTTTTTACACAAAGGTAAAAAATTTGCAACTCATAGAATGAGGGTATCATCAAGTAGTGATCCACTCACAAGTTTCAAAGGCGATGGAAAGGCTCATTCGGATTAAAATGAAATCATTTTTAGAGATAGTTCAGGAAGCCGAATCAACACAGAAACATCATGTGATGACTTTTGGTCGCATGAATCCTCCTACAACAGGACATCTTAAACTTATTCATAAGGTCAAAGATGTTGCAGAGAAACATAATGCAGGTCATACTGTTGTGGTATCTCATTCTCAAGATTCTAAAAAGAATCCGTTGTCTGGTGAACAAAAAGTTAAACACTTAAAAAGATATTCACCAGGTACAAATTTCAAAACATCTTCAAAAGAACATCCATCTATCTTTCATCATGCAGCTGAATTACATAAACAAGGTGTAACTCACCTTCATGTGGTTGTTGGTTCTGACCGTGTTAAAGAATTCAAAGATTCATTACACAAATACAATGGTGTAAAAGGTAAACATGGCCATTACGATTTCAAAAAGATTACTGTTCATTCTGCTGGTCACCGTGATCCAGATGCTGAAGGTTCTGAGGGTATGTCTGGTACCAAAATGCGTAGTCACGCAGCTTCAGGTAATTACAAAGAATTCAAAAAAGGTGTACCAGAACACGTTGCAGATAACCATGCAAAAGAACTGTACCACGATACTCGTAAGGGTATGGGTTTACATGAAAACATTAACCGTGGTGTGTTTAAAGCAATTTTCGTAACTGGTGGACCCGGTTCCGGTAAAGATATCATCATCCGTGAATCAATACCAGAAGCTCGTGCCGTTGAACTCAATTCCAATCAAGCCTATGATTACCTTGCTGATAAACAAAAACTATCTGAAAAAACCAGTGATTTCCGTAGAGAAGCCATTCGTAATCGTGGTCCTTTGATTATCAACGGACCAGCAGATAGTATTGACAAAATCAACCATATCAAAGAAGAATTGGAAGATTTGGGTTATTCAACCATGATGGTATTTGTCAATACCACAAACGAGGTAAGCCAAGAAAGAAATACCAAACTATCTCGTATGATGGTTGAATCCATTCGTTATGATAAGTGGTCGCAAGCTCAGAAAAACAAAGAGCTTTTTGCCGAAGCTTTTGATAATTTTATGCAGATAGATAATACAGGTTCACTTGAATCCATTGAAGAAGATATAACAAAAACTTACCTAAATATCAATGAATTCATAGAAAACAAGATGTATGGAGATATCTCCTTGTCTTGGTTAGAAAAACGTGGTAAGTTAAATATAGGTAATAACCTAGTGAAGGAAGAAAAAAATGTTCAAAGCACTAATAAATTTGTTAAAATTAAAACCAATCCAGAACTCCGAGCAGCTGGCCTCGACAGTTTGTCCCCCGACAACAGAGGAAACGAGCCCCAAGCCGATGACATCAGATACAACGCAGGCAAGCGACAAAAAACCTACATCTTCAAAACCTACAGCGAAGCCCAACAGCCAACGCTCACCGTCAACCCGGAACCAAAAGAAACCAACTTCTCCAAAGACAAAGAGAAAGTAAAGAAGAAACGAATAGTAGATGCCCCAACCGTAAGTCAAAGGATACGGAACACCACAGGTGTGGGGCCAGAATTTGATACACGCCAGCAGGGAACAGTATATCCCATGTCCGGTCTAGGCGATGTAACATACAGAGAACAAAAAGAATTTAGTAGTTTTAGAAAAACAATTAAAGAGTATAAGGGTTTTCAAAATGACCCATCTATATCCGATATGGGTGTAGGTGGTGTTTTGAATGGCGCTACTAACTTTGAACCGATGCAATCATATAAAGATGCAGATAGAAATATTGGCACACAAATAAAAATTAAAAAGAAAAAGAAACAGGAGAAATAAAATGTTTGTTAATAAACTTAAAATGAATTCAGTCGCTGAAGCTGTAAAGAAGATTACAGAAGAAGAACCTGTTACTGAAGCAGAAAAGGTGCCTACTGCAACTGGCATGAGAGTTTATGGTTCTTCATATGGTAATTCAGCCAAAGCTCGCCGTGACCAAGTCAAAAAAGACATTGATACACTCAAAGGTCCTAAAGCAAAAGAATT